TATTATATATTGTTTCATACGAATTGATTTATTATCCAAAATGAGAGTATCATAAAACCGAAAACGAGGACTTGCACAACTGACATTACTGCAACTTGTTTCATAGGGTGAACTTCGACAATTTTCTCAACTATAGATTCACTAGGTGAGAGATTTACAACTTGCAGAGCTTTTCTTTCAAGACTCATTTGTTTTCCTTTTGTAATTTTCTTATATTCATTGCAGCGTTCAAATCTTCTGCACTGTAGATTGCCATACGTAAATCATGCATAGGTGCATACTTCAAGTATAGATAAGATATGATAACACTGAGAGTAGATATTATGAAAAATTCCATTAAGATATTCCTGTAATTGATATAACGGACACCATGAAGATAGCCACAAGTGTGGTTATCTCCAAAGTATCTCTTAGTTTTTCGAAGTTCATACGAATGTCATAGATGATGAGAAATACATCACTATAAATGGTAGTAAGAACGGAAGAGTCATCAGCACTAGAAATTCGATAGTGTCAACCAGTTTTCTCTTTACGGGTCTAACTTGGTGGTTGACTTCTCTAGCTTTTCGCACCATGCTCTTCGCAAAAAAAGTTGCTGTGGTCATGGTTTTCCTAAAATTAAGTTATAAGTATTTTGTATAAGTATTTATAAGTCTAAATTATACGCACTTATTTAGACAAAAAGAAATCCTAATGAATCTTTTTTGGGTCTTTCGGTGGGACTGCAGATTCGAACTCACTCTCTGCAAGTTCTTCAAAATAATCATCAAACAAATCTTCTTCTTTAACATTTTTAAGAATAGAATCAACTGCAGCTTTCATGTATTCTTTTGAGGCACCTTTCAAATCATTTGTTAAAGGTATGGTTCCTTGTTCTACCATTTCTAACCACCTTGCAGAGGCTTCGTCATAAAAAGGAATGAACTGTTTATTCATACTACTTCTATGTAATACTTCCGTAAAAGGTATCATTATTATAGGGTCTTCACTCAAAGGTGCATAAGGATAGAAGGTTGCAAGTGTTGAATTGATTGGTTGTTGAACTGATAAGTGACATATCATAGGAAGTGTGACACTGATACCTTCTGTTGTTTCCCTAACCATACCAACAATCTCTGAACCAGTCTTCAGTTTAACTACTTCGTATTTTTGTTTTAGTAAATCTTTGGGTGTTGCCATTAGTCTAAGTCGAATTGTTTTATCTCGTAGGAAAAGTTTTCCTCGTTATAGATATTTATTCTTTCTTTTAAGTGACCAAGTGTGAAATTATCACATTGCAAATCGTCTGCAATATCAAATAATCTCATCTTTTCTTTACCCTCAGTCTTTCTTAGACCACGACCAATAGATTGCAAGTTTCTGATTCTAGATTTAGAAGGACTTGCAAAAACTACATTATCAATTTTCTTTATATTAACTCCAGTAGAAAAAGTTCCGTATGACGCTAGTATGACACTATCGTTAGATTTTTCTACCACCTCTCTGACTGTTTCTCTATCTTCTGTATCTGTTCCACCATAGACATAATGTAAGTCTTCTACTCTTCCGTCTAACATAGGATATAAGACTTCACCATGTTTTTCTACGTATTGAAACAACACAAGTGTATTACCTTTTAAACTTGCAACTAAATTTGTTATGAATTTGTTTCTACTATCATTTGATACCAAGTAATCCATTTCTTCTTGGTATGACAGTTTTTTCATTTTGGTATGACGAAGTATGACACAATCTATCTGTAAATCAGCAATCGTTCCTTCTTCCATTAACTCGTATGACGTTATGACCTTTTTTACAGGGCCGAACAAACCTTCAAGTTGAAGTCTATGAACTTCTGAACCGTCTAGTGTTCCAGTTGTTCCAAAACGAACACCAGTGTGTTTCATTTTCTCTAATATACCTTTTAATGTTTGTGCTTTGAATAGATGTGCTTCGTCTCCTATTACTACGTCAAATCCTTGTAAGACTTCTTTAGGTGCTTTAGCAAAACTCTGCCATGTCGATATCGTAATGTCAGCAGAAAATACAGGTTGACCACTATAAATTTTACAAATGTCTTCATTATATCCATACTCTTTAAAATCCTTCGCCATCTGTTCTACTAATGAAGTAGTCGGGACGATTATAATAGTTTTACAATTTGGTAGAGACATTTCTCCCTCATACCACCTACATAACAAATAAATGATTAACGACTTACCACTTGCAGTAGGTGATAATAAAAGTTGTCTACCATATTGCACTGCAGTTTTGAATGCTTCTATTTGATAATCACGTGGTTCAAAAGGAAGACCCAAGCCTGGAATTAGACCGTCACCATTAATGAAGAAATCTACGTCTTCATCTGTAATCTTTGTTTTGTCTCCGATAACTTCTTGTATACCACCGAATTCATAACCACGTTCTCTACAGAATTCGTCAACGTATGGAAGTAATCCAATATAAATTTTATGTGTCTTCATTGAGAAGAGTCTGACTTTACCGTCCCAAAACTTATTCTTATAAGAAGGCATGAACTTTGCGCCTGGGACTGTAAAAGAAAAGAAATCATATAGGTCTCTTGCAAGACCGTCATCACAATGAACTTTCATGAAGACATCGTCTATCTTCGATACTCTAACCATTTTATTTGAACTGAGGCCCTAATAACCAACCCACTAATGAGTTTCTTGAACCAGCACTAACTGAGGTGACTTGGTGTTGTAATTCGGAAGGGAATATAATAACACTTCCTTTTGTTTTTGCACTGAAAGGTGCAGTATGTGTTAAAAGATTTACATCAATATGTTTATGGTGAGGTAATAGTCTATCAAATACTGGAGTTGGTTCTATCCATTGAAAATTTCCACCTTCATAATCATCGGGGTCTGACAATTGAATTGTGCAACTTAGTTTACGAATCTCACCAGTTGGATATGTTGAATTTGTTCCACCTGCGTCTGTATGCCATGTATAAAAATCACCCCTTGGTCTATCGGGTTTATGTCTATAATTAGTATATTGGAAATTTTCAAAATTAGTAAAATCCCATTTCCAGTCTTTATCTAATGATGCATATTGGATTGCAGCTGCAAGTTTTTCATGGAATGATTGTGGTAAATCTTCATGCATTAACCATTTTACTTGTGATTGTCTTATTTCATTAGAAATTACACCATGTTCTTGAGTTTCACCATCGGGGTCAATGATATCACCAGCACCATTTCCAACTGCACCAGTTTCCCAGTTCTTTTTATTTGCAGATGCATATATTTCATCTACTTCTTTAGATGTAAAGAAACCTTCAGCTATCCAAACACTTCCTTTTACATATTGCATTATGACCCTGCCATGAATTTTCTCCAATCGATTGTATTCTTAATCGTTTGGTGTCTCCAAGTGATATTTTGCATACACTCTTTGAGATATTCTATTGTGACTTTTAGGTATTCTATTTTTGCATTGAGTTCTTGAATATCTTTATCAGAATTGTAGAAAATTTGTAAATCATTTTTCATAACTTTCAATCCGTCTAAAGGGTCATCATTCCAACCCAACTCTTTGATTTGTTCTTGTGACATTTTTCCGTTATACCACAACCACTTATTCTTTAGAAGTGTATCATATTTAAATTGATACTGTTTCATAACAAGTATCTTACTGGATAACAAGTCTTGGTATTTTGCGTGGAGTTTAGGAACTTCTAAAGACGATTTATCTAATTCGATATCGTCTATTTCACAATCCTTTTCCCACTCTTTCTTAATTTCATCTAAAGTCATAATATACTATTATACCATATTTATGTGGTATTTAATAGGTGTTTTAAGAGGTTGATTCGATATCGTAATATGTGAATCTGAACTCAACTGTTGCAACAACAGCGTCTGTTTCAGCACCACTTTGCAGTTCTATACCACTGAGGGATATAGGGAATGCATCGTGAAACCTAAAGAACTTATTAGGTATGTTTTTATTGGTATTGACCACTATAGTTATGTCGGAATACTGATTTAAATCGTTCTCAACGTCACTGAGGAGTCCTGTAGAGGTTTTTGTAGTCCCTACGTAAGCTTCATATGCACTTGGGTCTGATACTGGGACGATTGCGTTCATCCAATCATACATCTCTTTAAAGTTTGCAAGGTCTTCGTCTACTAAGAATGATACACTTAGTGATTCGAATGACACTTTATCGCCAGGGAAAAATGCGTCCAGTCCTACACCAGCTGCACTTATTGTTTCTGTAAATGATAAGCCTGGGATATTAACTGATTGCACATAGTATTCCACTGTTGGAACTTTGTCAATTAGTAATCTAAAATTATTCTTATTAAGAATAGATTTGTTTATTTCAGTCAAGTTTTATTACTCTCTTATTTGTTGAAGTATCAAAGTAATCACCATCTCTATATTCTCTAGTGACGATTTCCTCACATAGATATCCGTCTTTCTCATATAGTGTAGTAATTTTTCTACTAATAATTCCTTTAGTTGTCTCTTCACCTTGTGGGAATGCTTTGTCTGACCAAGGGCCTTCCAACACTTTCACTGTTCTTTCATAATCTGTCATAGTTATTCCTTCTAAAGGGGGTGAATAATTCCACCCCACAATACTATTTATAGTTATTTCTCATTAACAAATTCGTTTAATTGTCTTGCAACTGAAATAACCTCTTCCGTTGACACAAATTGGTCACCATATGGTTTCTTATCGTTTTGGAAGTTATTGTTGTGTTCAACAATCGCCTCATTATTACGATAGATATTACCTTCTAGTAATCCTTGTGCTTGGTTTAGTAATTCGGCTCTGATTTCGAAGCCTGATTTTCCGTTTGACATAATTTCCTCCTGTGTGTATGTGTGTTTATGTCTGTATCTTAATGATACACTATTATTTAGGACATAAAAAAAGGGGACTTAGAGTCCCCTTTAGTTCGAAATCTAATTCGATTACAGAATGTTTGATACTGCAAATTTTCTGTAGTATTGGTTTGTTCCTGCTGAAGCAAGTCCGTCTGAAGGTGTTGAACCAACAAAAGGATTAGATACCATTCCGTATCTTGTTTTGAAACCAATTTTTGGTTGGAATGTATTCTCACCAACTGCACGAACCATTTGTAATGGAACGTATGGGCAATAGAATAATCCAGCGTCATAAGGGTTTGAACCTCTATAACCAACTGTTAAGTAGTCTGAAGACGCATATGGGTCTATGTAGACTTTAACTCTTCCGTTTAATACACCAGCAAAAGTATTACCAGTATCATCAACGTTTAAGTTGGTTGAAAGAGCAGGTGCGTAATCTAATACACCAGCCATTGACAATGCTGAAGCTACGTCTGAAGAACATAGAATAAAGTTTCCTTTACCCCTTCTTGTTTCTTTAGCAATAACATTTGATTCTCTTTCGATTTGGAACAATAGTCCTTTGAACTTTTCTACAGACCATCTACCGTTTGCATCAACGTCCAAGTTGAAAGTTCCTGCTGAAGCTGTAGCAGCTGCACCAGTTTTCGCTTGGTTGTTAACACTTCTCACAACTTCCCTGTTTATTTCAGCAAGGATTTCTGATGATAGAATGTTTGCAAGTTCTGATTCTGCATCAAGACCGTGGATTGCTTTGAGGTCTTGTGCTAATTCTAATGAATATTCCGCTTTAAGTGCTCTTGACTTTGCTGTCACTGTAGCTTTCTCAATTGAGAATGCCATTTCAGCAAAATGGTTTCCAGCACCGTCACCTAGTGACTCTGCTGAAGCTGTTGACATACCACCTGAAGTTTGTGACCCATAAGAACCGTTAAAAGGGTCTCCTGAGTGGTCACTTCCTACTGAAGTTGATGTTGTTTGAGCAGATGCTGAATAATCAGTTCTAGCTTCGTTATGTAAAGCTTCTGATGTATTCAATCTATCAGCGTCAACGTCATCGTTATATCTTGCTTTCATAGCAAATATAAGTCCAGTTGGGCCTGTCATTGGTTGAACACCGCAAATGTCGTATGCAACGAGATTTGGCATAGCACGTCTTACTAATGAAATCAAAATCGGATCCCAGTTAGAAATACCTGTGCCAGTGGAATTTAAAGGTGCTGCTTCTGCAAGAGTAGCTCTATCTTCGTTTAAAGCTTTCTCTTGGTTTTCAAGGATAACAGCTGTGACTGCACGTTTGTAGTTGTCTTCGATTTTTGGTAAATCGGAGTGCTCTAGAATCGGCTCCCACTTGTCCTGTAAGTTTTCTGATAAAAACATTGTTTCTTTCCTTTAAATTTAACCTAATGGTTTTAGTTTACTTAATGCCTCTGAGTATGATGCAATTGTAGGGTCTAGAACAGGTTCTTTATCTTCTGATATTTCTCCAGTTCCTTCTTCTACTACTGTATCCTCAGAGATGGTTTCACCTTCAATTGGGAAGTAAGCTTCTTTGATTTCTGATACTTTATCACTAAAGTCTTCGATATCTTTAAAGTCTACACCATTTGCAAGTGATTCCATTTTCTCTTTTTGTGATTCAGTTAAGTCTTCGCAGGCTTCTCTAATCACATTACTTCTCTTTAAAAGGTCGTTCTCTTCGACAATTTCCATATTTTTAGATACTTCGTTGTCTAATTTCTCTTCCATTTCATCGAGACGATTTGCGAGTTCATCAATAACATTATACTTATCTTCAGGGACATCAACATAGTGTTCTACGAACAATGTTTTTAATCCTTCGATAAAGTTTTCAGTCATTTCTGACCTCAAACCTCTTTCTATCGCAAGTTCGTTTTCTTTCGTCCACTCGTCTGCACAATATGTAAGATACTTGTCAACTGCTTCCGCAAGGTCACCTTTAACTTTCTCTACTGAGGTTTTTAATTCTTCTGAATACTGAGACTCAAGTTCTTCTTTGATTTCAGCAACTTTTGAAGTCACTGCAGCTTTGAAGATTGTCTTAGCTTTTTCTTGATTTTCTTCTGAAAGGTCAAGTGCTTCTGAGATTGCAGATAGGTCGTCTTCTACTTCTATCTCTACTAATGAAGATTCAAGTTCCGCAGAAGTTTCTTCGTCAACAGATTCTTCTTTGACTTCTTCTTCTTTCTCTTCTTCTTCTTCGTCTTCATACTTCTCACGAATCTTAGCAACTTCTTCGTTATCAAGTTTCTTAAGTGTTTCAACGATTTTTCTAGCGACTTCTGCTTTTGTCAAGGTTTCGTCAACTTCTTCTTCTGATATTGAACCAAAAGTTTTTTGAAGTTCCTCTTTAGTCATTTCCTTCATGTTGTTGACGATAGCTTTGATGTTCTCCATTTTAGATGTTTCTTGAACATCTTTAGAAGAGTCTTCCTCTCCTTCTTTGAGCTTCTCACCTTTCATAGGTTTGTCTGCACCTTTCTTCTGAGGGTCACCTTCGTTAGAAGGAGCTTTCTCAGCAGATTTTACTGATGCAACAGCTTTGTCAACAGGATTTTCTTCAGGTTTGACGACATCACCTTTTCCGCTTTCGATTTTCTCAGCGTCAGATGACCCTTGTTTTACAGGCTTCTTGTCACCATCTTCAGCTTTAGCATTAGGTTGTTGACCTTCCTCTATAGCTTCAACAGTTTCTTCAACTGTATCTAGGTTTGTTTCTAACTCTGCCATGTTTTTCTCCTGTTTGAGTTTACTTTTTTATTTATATGTTAGAGATTCCTAATGAACCTCTTCCATTGGTTTAACTTGACTTCTTCCAACTTATTTGACTTTGCTGACCTAATTTCAGTCTGCATTTCGTCAATTTCTTGTGCAGTTAGTCTACCATTTTGGTAAATCCACTCTACACCTTCCATTATACCATTAACAAAAGCTTCGGGTGCAGACGGGTCTGCAACGATATCTCCTGCTGTGGCAAGTTGAAAGTCGTCTTTCACTACTTGAGAACCACCTTTTTGTTCTAGTGAACCCAGTCCTCTAGATGATACTCCTAATTTAGCACCGTCATCGATAAGATTTCTCACAATCATACCGTTTGGTGTGCTTAAAATTTTTGCACGTCCCACATAGTTATTACC